AGCGCTTCCCGTTGAGCGTCTTCGCTCAGGCCTGAATTACCAAGAATCGCAGCACGGTCAATGGACAGTTCACCCCTGACAACCTGATCAAAAATCTCACCCGGCAGAGATGCCAGGGAAAGCCCTTTGGACGCCATCCCCGATGACAGAGGCAGACCCACCTTTTTGATGGCCTGCACATCACGAATACCTGTATCCCTGAAGAACTTGGCTGCATCAATGGCAGTACCAGCACCACTGGCAATGTTCTGCATCGCGCCGATACGCCGTGCTTCAGCGACGTTCTTGGCGTCGATGTAGCGAACATTCAGCTCTTCGACACCAAGCTTTTCCGCCAGGGCCAGGCGGTTGTGGCCGTTGACCACGTAGGTCTTGCCATCGCGGGGATCCCTCCAGACAGAGAGCACGCCAGCAAGATCGTCATCCCATGTTTCAACATCACTGAGGCTTCCGACCTCACCTTTTTTGTTGCTGCCCACTTTGTATTGCAGCTCTCGCGGATTCAGGCCAATTTCACGCCTGTTAATCCGCGCCATGTTGCCGGTTAGTTGATCCGACACCATGCGAACTGCATCGCTAACCGCTTTCGTGACAACGGCACTCGATGCCGGAGGCAGCGACAGCATCCCCCTGCTGGCGCCAGGTAGCAACTTGGGAGCTGCCGCCTGAACATCAATGATGGGAGATGATCCAGTAGCGCTGGAATCGCCTACCGCATTCAACTCAGCGCTAAGTCGCTGTGATCGTTCTTCGATTCTTTGAGCCTGTCTTCTCGTATATTGATCAGTAGTGTCTATAATCCGTCCAACCGATTGAACAAGGCTGTTCAAATCAGCTCCAAGCCCTTCCGCTATTGAAGGTCGAATCCTTCTACTGGTCGAACCAGTAATGATCTCGGAGTTGACAAGTGGTGTATCAATATCAGGCGTCGTTGAGCTGCGCACCCCTGTGATGCGCTCCATTCGATTCTTGATGTATTGCCTTACAACGCGACCCGATTCGCTTGCCTCTTGAATATCAGGAGTTTCTCGCTTGTTGACTTGCTGTCCTGGCTTTAGGCCTGGCTTTTGCTTGAGATTACTAGGCAGCAAACCTTCGTTGATCTTTCTGATCTGTTCATACGCTTCTTCGATTTGCTCGTAGTTATATCTTGATCTTGTGACTAGCTCATTCCAGTTCTTTTCGGCCATCTTCCGATTTCTTTCCTCGGAAGTGCCATAGATGATTGTTGCTCTCGATTTTCCGCCTTGAGGTGATGGCCCCTGCATCTCGCGCAGGAGCTGCTGGAGGCCCGCATCATCGCGGAAGTTGGCCAGCACTCCAGAGCGGCTCTGGAAGGTGCTCAGCAGCATCTTGATGTCCCGGCCAATGCCGCTCAGGATCTGCCGCTCAAAGAAGCCAGCCCTGGCCGGAGGCAGGGCCAGTGGCCCACGCGCCGATGCAGCAGAAGGCCTGACGCTTGGCACCGGGGGAGGCGTGAGCGTTGCCCTGGTGCTGCTGCTGAGCGGTGGCGGGGGAGGCGGGGGAGTCAGGCCAGGGAATGGGGCGGGCCTGGGCGCTGCAGGCTGCCTGGTGGGGCGCACGGTCTGGCTTTGGCCAGCTCGGTCCGATGTGCGGATCTCGACCCGTCCCGAGACAGGTCGCTGACGAAAGAGCTGCTGCGTCTCGCGCCAGTGCTCCTGCTTGCGATCCAGCTCTTTGTTCAGCTCGATCAGCTCGGAGAGATCAACCTTCGGCTTGATAACCGTTGCGTTGATCTGCTTGGCAAGCTCGTTGAAGCATTCAACAGCAACATTCAGTGCTGTATCCAGATCAATCAGGCCAGTCGAATCAACTCTGGGCTTGATCGGGTTTCTGGCCGCATCTGTGACCAGCGTTTGCAGGTTTTCCTTGACAACACCAACTGCTGTGTCAAGATCTTTCAGTTCATCAAAGTCTGCCTTCGCTCTTACTTCCAGGCTTCCAGCTTTACGCTGCAACCGCTGCTGAACACGCTGAAGCTGCTGATCAGCACCAGTAGCAGTGACTTCGATATTGGCCTTTACATCGGGCAAGCCAAGCAGCTTGCTTTCCAGCTTGTTAAGCTTATTCTCAACCTCGTCAAGGTTGATGCCTATATTTAGCCTAACATCACCCTCTGACATTGCTGCCCAACAACAACCCGTCTCCCGATTCTATTCAGCGTCAGACGCAAGTTCGTCTTTCAATACTGCAGCAAGTGAAATTGGAAGTTCACCGCTAAGGATTAACCTCTTGATCAATCTGAGGGTGCCAGGAGTCGCATTAGTCTTCGACTCTGTGTAAATCTTGTTCGGGTCAAATGGAAGCAGTTGCTCCAGCTTCACACTGTTTGCCGCTTTCTGCCCACCAAGCCCTGACAGCACGATATGAGCCAACCTGGCAACCGTAATGGAATGCAGATTGGCTTGTATCTTCTCCTGCCGGTCCAGTTCTTTCAGGACAAGTCCGACAGTTCTTGTCGTCAGCTTGCTGAAGTTTTCTTGGCTGAACTCGCCGGTTGCGATTCCGCTGGCGACGAATCTTGCGTAGACTCCGTTCCAGTCGTCTTCTTGCTCGATGATGGCAACGCACTCTCTTTCAAGGGCGTCGATTCCTCCTGTTCTTTTCCCAGGTCTTCATCCTCAATCGCAGGGGGATCAAACTCTTCCGCCTCTTCCTCAAGCTTCCCGCCAGCTTGTTCTTCATAGATGAACTGCAGGAGCTTTTCGCTCATGTCACCTGTCAACACCTCGGTGTCGCCCTCAGTCCAGTCAGTGAGCCCTTCCCACTTGTTCCGAATCAGGGCCTGACCCCGCGTCCGCATGAAGATGGTCAGGAGCTGAGAATCCTGCTCCTCGCGGGAGAGGCCGGAATCCATCAGTTGATTGGTTTCATCCTGATAGTCAGCCAGCAACATGGCGCTGTCTGCTTCCCCTTGATTCTGCAGCAGGCCAAAGGCTTCTTCGACGGTGATGTTCTTGTCGTTGGAGATCTTCTTTGCCAGTTGAACCGCCGACAGCATCTGCCGCGCTTGGCGCTTTGCCATTCGGCTCTGCTGAATCTTCTCAGCTAGAAGCCACGCATTGTGACGGCGCAGGCGAATCCTGTCGTTGAGAAAAAAGTATTCAGCCTCGTCGCCATGGACAAGAAATGCGTATTTAGCCATGCTGGTCAAGTACGGGGAGGTCTAGGTTGAATGTTTTGGTGATGCTGGTTGAGTCCAGACACTGCACCGGAATGAGCAACCTAAGCTTTTGATCTGGCAGCGTGAATGTAGCAACGGGCTGTGCAGTTTCCACGCATATCAGCGCCCCGGCACGAACGTAACCATTGTCCCGAAATACTACATTGACAAGGTAAAACTTCTCGTCATCGCTGATCAGGTAGTCCTTACGCTTCATTGGGTAAACACTTGCTCGCTACTGTTCTCGACTGGCGAGGGAACTTCTTGCAGGTTTCCGTGGGTGGGCCAGTTCTCCAAGTCCACGTCTTCCGATGTGATCTGAATCATCGCCCTGTCACTCAGATCAGTATCACCTTTTCTGTAATAGGTCGCCTTTGCTTCGCCGCCAAAGTGCCTCAAGAGTTGATTGACTGGCTCTTGAACGGTCTTTTCTCCGTCCCACTGCTGCAGGTAGAGCGTCCAAACCTGGGTCCGCATCGTCAGACCCACCATCCTCATGACCTTGGGCATGGGCACCTCAACAATGACCGTTTCCAGCCCCTTTGGATCCCAGTTGCTTGGCACTCGTTGACTGCCCTGCACATAAATTGCAGGACCAACCTTATTGGTGAGCTGATAGTACCAACCAGGAGCGCTTGTTAGTGGAGCCTTTTCCCAGGTTCCATCAGGCTGCTTTGTGTATTGATAATAACCAAGCACTGTTTCAACAATGCTTCTCAGTTGAATCAGGTTCATAGCGAGATCCTTACGGTTGTGCCATTCAGCCTTGAACGCAAGGCTTGAACAAATGCCTGCTTCGCAAACTGCCAGCCAATATCCGGCACATCTACTGGCTGCACAAATTCATGGTTGATCCTCATCTTTCCTCTCTGGTCAGAAGGAGTTACCCAAGCCGTCCAAGGTCTTGCTGAATAGGATTCGCGTGGACCGGGATCTTCGTCTGGATAATACATCTGATACTCAACCGGCTTTGAACTTCCATCGTGTACCAGCGCTGCATAGTGCCTGCCTGACTCATGGACTGGATTCCATGTGAATGAAAATGCGTAAGTCGTTCCTGTCGCGGTCTTTAGTTTGATCACATCCGAAAGCTTTTTGCTCTTGAACAAGTCACCATTTGACCCGTTTCCGCCGCTGTTTGAATAGGGATACCCTTTTCTCGCTTCATCTTCAACCATGCCTTTCCACTTCCAAGGGTGGTAGAGCATTGCGTACTCAAGCTGATAGTCCATCGTTGCTTGCATGTCCTGCGCTGCAGCGATCACCGCTTGATTGATTTTTCGCCTCACCGGGTCCAGAAGTCTTCCCATGAAAAAGCGCCTAGCTGTTTCCAGTCTAGGCGCCGTATTCAATTGCTACTTGTTATCAAGCAACAGTGAATTCACCAGTGCGCAGGCCAATCAAGGGTTGATTGACGCTGTTGACTGTTTGGAGCATTGCGCCGGTTTCGATCTCGGCGTAGTAGGTCGCGCCAGCCGTCAGCGATGCGGCTGGGGTCAGGGTCACAAGTCCGGTGCCAGTGGTTGCCACGATGGTGGCAGGCACGAAGGTCTTGTCGGACACCTTCACCAGGCGAGCCTTGGGCTTGGTTGCCAGGTCCGTAGCTGCCACCAGGCCTGTCAGGGCGGTGCCAGAGCCATCGACATACTTGAACACGATGTCCGTGCCAGCATCGACACTGGCCAGGCCACCCGAGAGGGGGATGGTGGTTGCCACGCTGCTCACCTCGGCGGTGGCAGTCACCTGACGCAGGACGCTGCCCGTGGGGCCAACAGCGGGGAGCCCAGGAAGGATGGCGCGGTTGGGCAGGCCAGTCCGCATCGGGCTGATGGTGTCGTACAGGCCCATGTAGGCCTCGCCACGGCTCATCACATCGAAGGAGCACTCCACCAGGCCATCGGCAGGGTAGGACTCCTGATAGTTCATGCAGACACCAGCGAAACAGGCCACGTCGTAGACGCTTACGCCGCTGTCGATGTTGTCGATCAGCTTGTAGATCTCGATCCAGGCCTCAAAGTCCTTGTTGTTCTTGAACTTGGAGATGATCGCCTGCACCTCATCAAACTTGCCCTTCTGGGAGTAGTAGGTGGGCGCCTCTTCGCTACCAGCCCATTCCAGATTCTTCAGGAAGTAGGCAGTCACCGACATCTGAACCCGGCTGTTGGTGATCACACCGTCAGACCAGCCGGAGTCACCCACCAGGCGGTAGGTGGTTTCATCGTCACTGATCTGGAAGTTGGACGTGGTGGCACCCTGAAACTCGTACATCGCGAGCTTACCGTTGTCGATGCGGTAAATCTCGGTGTTGTCAGTTCCAGCCTTGTAGGTTACGCCAGGACGATTCACATCCGTCACAGCGCCGATCCGAACCAGAACGTCGCGGGTTTTCAGGATCCGTGTGGGATGGGTAATAACCGAAGCCATTGTTGTGCCTCATGGGGTTTGACCGGCACCGGCCATACGGAAAATACCGCTGAGTCGCGTGCCTAGAGTTGGCTTGAATTCCGGCATCATTGACTGCTCAGGGAGCAGTTCATACTGTCCGTTCAAACCGTTGAACACAGCGTCAAACACTTGATTCGGATGAATCAACTGATCAAACTGCCAGGGATCCAGCAGCATGCCCTCTAGATACAGAGTTGTGCTGTCAATGCCTGCAGCCCTATTGACCTGTGGGCGACGAACCAGATGCAGATGAGCCTTGTAGACCCGTCTTGAAACAGGCGAAGGAACTGCTCCTTCTGGTTCTGAATTTGGGATCAGATTTCCGGTATTTGGATCGTTAATCCATCCGGTCACGGATCCAGTTTCCAACGGAGCAACCGCCAGATCCACGCTTAGTGTGGCGTTGGCAAAGGGTTCAAACGCAGCAAGAAGTGCGCTCATACCACGAATCCAATCGTTGAATACACACGGCTTTGCTCAAGCCGCATGAACTCCTGCCCGTAAAGAGTTGCAGTCAACCCATACGATGTGAATGGAATGTCTACAGCCTCTCGACTTCCGCCACTCAAATACTGCTTGGCTGGTGTTGCTCCGGTGAACATGCCAACCTCGCGAATCCTGAGGGCCAGGAGGTGTGCCGTCAACCAGTAGGTTGCGTCATCGTGCAGATCGCCCCACGTATCAACATCCGTTTCTCGATCAGCCTGCTCCAAACACGCCTGCACCGTGATAGTGGGCTGTGGTTGAAACTCGCTAAATCGAGCCAAGAATGTTGATGTGGTGACGGCCATCAGCCCTCTCCGGCTTTCAGGGATCGCAGACGTTGGTTGATCTTGTTGATCACAGTTGACCGACCTTCAGCGGTCTTCCATCTCCCCAGGAATGTCTCGTCAAAGCTGGCATCAACCACTTTCATGGCATCAGGCACAGACAGGCCGAGAACATCACCCAGGTCGTTATTGCGCTGAACGTCTCCTTTGTCGCTACCCTCACTTGCGGTTCGGGCTTTCAACTCTTCGATGGCACCGATCTTGATCAGTGCTTTCACAGACTCTGTGGCCTTGAGCGTCTCCCAGGCCTGATCGTCAACCTTTCGGTTCACTCCTGGCTCAAGGGAGATTGTGGTCATCGAAAGCTTGCTTTCGTCCATCAGCGCGAAGGAGATAGCCCCTTCACGCGAAGGATTCTCCAGCTCAGGACGATATGCGACAGTCGCCATAATCAGACTTGATCAACGTAAACGATGGATTTGGGGTAGCGCACTACTGCGCCCATCACACGCGCATGAGCTGCGACCTTGTATTCAAGGCCTCGACGCTCAGCGGGGAAGAACTCAAGAACCTGAGGGATGAACAGTTCAACCTTCTCTGGATTGCGGTCATAGACCACCATCCGGTTCTTGTTGGCACCACTGAAGTCATCCAGTTCATTCATCGGCATGATGTCCGAGATGAACGGATTGGTGCGCAGGAAATACTCCATCACCGTGGTGTCGGAGGTGCTGCTACGCGGCGTGGTGGAAATCTTGTTGAAGTCGTCATACGCCATCAGGATCGTATTCGGACGCTCAATCATCTTCGTACCGCTGACAATCCGGCTTACTGCCGTATTCATCAGGGTCAGGATCTCATCGGGAGTCGATGTGGTGCTGATCCAGCTGCTTGTGACATTGAGTTTGTCAACAGAGCTGTTATTCAGGAAACCCTCAACACCCACGCTGGCATCGCCGTAGAGCGCCATTTCATTCACCTTCTCCTCGTAGGAGCGGCGAACTGCACTCACACGTTGCTCTTGCAGGCCAAACCCTGCATAGCGAGCTGCGCGAGTCTCCTGCACGGTGTAGGCGTAGGAGCTGGCGATAGACACCACCTTCAGCGTGACTTCCTTGCGGGTCACGTCTGCACGGGGCAGATCGCTGGCGCGGTCCTGAATCACCTTGAACCCACCAGTGCGATCAAGCATCCGGTAGGTGTAGGTGTCAGCAGCATTGCCGATGGAGCCGGTATCCACAGGAAGAATCTGCGGATACATGATGTCGGCATACTTCTTCTCAAAAACCCGAGACTCAATCGCCTCAAGTTCTTTCGACAGCCAGATGCCATCGTCATCAAGTCGGGTTGTCTTGCCCATGATTGTCACCTATCAAACGATGCTGTTGAGCTGGATCGGAACCAGCGAGTTGGCTGCCGCATCCCGCAGGAAGTAGGCAGAGATGTCCGTGGAAGAGGCCGTGCCACTTGCACAAACGGTGTCGGCGCCTGCATCGAGAAGGGCGACCTTGCTGCCAGCAGTGACGATGGTGCTGGTGTAGACCCAGATGGTCCCTTCCTCCAGCACGTTCACCACATAGCCCTCGGCATAGCCAGGGCGAGCAGCAGCAGTGCCGCCAATGGTGATGGAGCGGGTGGCGGGAACAAAGGTGTCAGACACCACAGCGAACCCAGCAAAGCCATTGGCCGCTGTGTACGCACGGACCTTGCCTTCCCCATCGGGAGACAGGGGTTGGCCAAACACGATCACAGCGGCACGGTCGTTCACCTTGGAGCGACAGGTGTTTTCGCTGTAGTCATAGTGGGCGCCCCAGCGGCCCAGATCGTGCTTCAGGGCGTAGTCGTTTTGAACAGCGCCGAATCCAGCACCGCTCGCTGCAACGGGAGTGATAGTGATAGCCATCAGTTAGCACCTTGCTTGGTGGTCTTTTTCCAGGCTTGACCCAGACCATCGAGATACTGCTTGCGAGCAGTATCAACTTTGTTCATGGGCTTTGACTTGCTGTCCGAGCGCAGCGTGGCGCTCAGATGCTCGCGAAGAGGCTGAGTCGAATCCAGGCTGGAGGCCAGATCCACCACTGCGTCGAATCGTGCTTCGACGTAGGCATCAGTGCGCTCTTTCAGCTCAACCGAATCACCATGAACCGCTTGAATCACAGCTTCACGGATCTCGCGATCAGTTTTGCCGGTGAATTCAAACTCTGCATCCAGGTGAGGCTGACACTTCTGGATCAACTCCAGGCGGGCAGCAACCAGAGCATCCACGTCAACCCCCGAGTCGGTTCGCTGGGTCTTCGCTTCATCCAGTTCAGCGGTCAGGGCGTCGATCCGGCTCTTCAGCCCATCGCTGGTTCCAGCGAGTGCCTCAAGCTGCTCCTGAAGCTGATCACGCTCTGCGGCCAGAGCTGTCTTCTGATCCTCGATTGTATCGAGCTTCTTTTGCTGCTGAGCAGCATCTTCTCGCTGGGCGGATGTATAGGCAACAGCGACTGCCTCGCTGACCTCGTATTCCGCACCAGCGATGTTGATCTTGGCCATTGGCTTCTTAGCAATCGGCTGTGAATCAGTTGCCAGTGCAACTGCATCGTTGGTGTCCAGATGTACCCTGACACTCGATCCTGCACGCCCTTTTCGGGTTAGTGCAACATGATTGCCACGGATGCAGCGCTGAACAGCATCGTAACGATGCCCTTCAGGCGACATACCAGGAGTTAGATCCAGATCAACCTGATAACCTGCAGACACTTCAGATGTACTCCCACTTTCAACCGATGCAATCGCATCTGAATCAGTGATTGTCATCCGAACACGAACATACTTGCCGTCAAAGACGATTTCGTTGTCCGTAAAGCCAACCTGATACTTTCCAGTATTGGTTGCGTCCAGCAGTTCGGAAGGATGCTCCAGTGTGACGGCCTTTCCTGCAAAGGAAGAAAGACTATCGACATTGCCGACCTCATCTTCTGGGCGATACTCGACAACTTCAGAGCCATCGGCACGTTTGTACCGCTGGATCCCTGTCCTTGCGATTGTTGCCCAACAACGCAGGTAGCCTTCTTCGGTCTTTTCGGGACCGCTTACAGCTCCAGCGTCATACCTGAGGCCCTGCATTTCCTAGGTAATGCCTTGCGTTCCTATTATGCAGCTCAGATTGTGCATTATCAGCGCAGTGGATTTTTCTAAGCGGGTTGGCCTTCTTGTGCGCCGACTACGCCTTGAGCGTGGCCTAAGTCAACAGGATCTCGCCAATCTTATGAACTATGAGCGCAGTCGTATTGGTCGGCTTGAACTTGGACAGACTGCAATAACGGTTGACATCCTTCTGACCATTGCTAATGCTCTGGAGGTTGATATTCATTCACTCTTGCCAGTACAAGTTAAAGTCAAGACGGAAACGGTCGCTACAGAGCAGTTCCAATGCCAACCAAAGATGACCGACTCGATGCCGAACCTTTCCGACCCAGCGGCTCTCCCTTGTCACTTGGTCAACTCCTAGACCTGGCAACCGTGACCCCCCAGGACATCGAAGCCGCCCTTGATCTGGCCAAAGAGTCGTTTCCGCCACGCTTCCAGGAGCTTCTGGAATGACTCTTAACTTCCTATCACTGGAACAGGAGGTGTATCGCCGCGACGCTGTATTTCGTCGCCCTGAGTGGGAATATGACACCCAACTAGGACGTTATCGTGACACCACCACTGGCCGCTTTCTTTCCGAGCGCGATGCTCTTACATTGACGCAGCGCAGTATTACAACTGCGACAGAACGGCTCAAGCTGATTACCGACCAATTGTCGCAGGGGCTTTTGCGACTTGATCAATGGCAGCGAAGCTTTGCATCTCTGATCAAAACCCTGCATACTGCTCAATATATTCTTGGTCGCGGTGGGATCCGCAACGTTTATCCCGCTGACTTCCTGGAGATTGCACGGACGCTTAAGGCTCAATATCGCTTTCTTGACCAGTTTGCTAGAGACATTGCCGCTGGCCGCATGACACTTAATCAGGTCCGTGCCCGCGCCAATCTCTACCTCAATAACACTGTCAGCAGCTACTGGCGTGGCCAGGCCCGCTCCCAGGCCGTTGGCCCACAGCCCGCTGAAATGCGGCGCCTCCTGGCCCCGGTCGAGCACTGCCCCGAGTGCATCACCTATGCGGCTGTCGGGTGGGTGCCAGTTGGAAGCCTTCCTCTGCCCACCGAACTGTGCTCCTGCAGGGCGAATTGCAAGTGCCGGGTGGAATACCGCTGATCAGTCTGCAGAGGCCCCTTCCGCTGGCTTGTGGCTGCGGCTCCGGCTGCGGCGGGGCTTCTCCTGGGGCATCTCGCAACCAGCGCCTGCATCCGCATCAGCTACTGGCTGGTGTTCCTCGATCACCGGAGGCGCTGCTGGCGTCGGTTCAGTGCCGGAAAAGGTGCCACCTTGCGCTGCATACCATGCCTTTGCCCAGTTGAGCGCAGCAGCGTTGTCAGACGGATAAACAGTGCGGCCATTGACCAGCGCCTGTTCCCACACATCTGCTGCCAATGGAATCAGAGTCATGACTGGGCTATTCGGATACCCAAGTCTACGAATCACCGCCTGGGTCTTCTGAAGCTACAGACTTCTGACCTTCATAGTTAAGCGACCCATTTTCATTGTCAGTTGGATCAGATCGTTCACCTGTTTTCGACAAGCCGCGAATTCCTGCTGGTCCGTTGACCGCTTCATTCTTCATCTTCTCTTCCTGCAGCTCGATCTGCTCAACAGGATCCATTTTACCCTGAATCCTGAGTAGTTCTTGGATCTTCTCTTCCTTGATTGTGCCATCAGCTTCCCGCTGGCTCATATCAAGCGTGGTTTCCAGGGAATACTCAGCACCAGCAAAGCGACTCATCGCCACCTCACCACTGGTCAATACACCCATCACCCAATAGCGATAGTCGCTGGCGGCAACCCTGGCCTTGAGGTCTGCCAGTTCACGTTCGTTCATCACGAACAGGCTGGGGAAGTTCACCATCCAGTCTTTCGGCACCACACCTTGAGTCGGCCCCTGCTTCGATTTCATCAGGGCATAGGCCAACTGGGTCAGGGGTTTGCGCACCACTGAATCGCGATAGCCCTCAACCGTGCGGCTGAAGTCCCGCTCTTCACCGCGCCCCGTGGATCCCATGCCTTGCGGGGACTCGCCAAACAGCAGCGTGGCCGGGAAGCCTGTCGCTCCCACCAGATCGGCCTTGAGGGTTTCGATCACCTCAGCCAGGCCGCTGCAGTTGCGGCTTTGAAACTCGATCTCTTCTTTGTCTGCATCAATGGCAAAACCCCGGTACTGACTGCGCGATAGATCGTTGACTGCCAGTCGATCCCTGACTTGTTTTTCCTTGCCACTGGCAAGAAGCGTTGCCAAGCCTTTGATTTTGTGCGTGAACACGTCCAAATCGCCCAGGATCTGTTGAATGTCCCCAAGGCTTTGCGTATAGCGGCTGATGGATTCCAGGATGGGCTGCAGTTCACTCATCCCCCAACCCCTATTGAGCTGCTGCTGACGAAAAGGAAGTCGCCTACCTTCAATTCGTAGCACTCGCTCATGATGGATCTTGACCGGCCCGGTGTTGAGTTGATCCAGCATGTTCAACTCGTAGTGCTTTGGCTTGCTGTAACGCACCGTTTCCGGCGTGATGTCTGGCCATAGATACCAGCGGTCCACGGGCTCCAGGCCTGTCACTCCTCTCAGGTTTTCCCAGTCAACAGGTTCATCTGCATCACGCCCATCATCCAAGTACATGACAATGGCGCTGCCACCGTATTGCCTGGCTGCTTTGATCGCTTCATTGAAGACTGCATCAGCTTCAAGGTCGCGCATGGCCCGTTCAATACCTGGCACTTCTTGGGCATTGCTGCTCATGCCCATCTGCACAATCCAACCTGCGCGTGTGATCTCATCGGCTACGTGATCAACAACTCGCCTGCAGATCCAGTGCATGTAAAGTGCATCAAGATCCTCTCTATCAAGAAGGACTGGATCATTGAGCTTTGAATACACCAATCTATCTCTACTTGTCCCATGTCCGCTGACGGGATTGCGAAATACCATCATTGGTGAGGATGAACCTGGATCTGTAGACCCCACAGATGACAGCACTTCAGCCAAGCCGTCAGCGCGTACTTGTTGACTATCTCTGGCTTGAGCCATTGCATTCCTCACTCATCAGCAGGATAACGGAACCGTGCAGCCAAAGATTCACATTGAAGACTTTGCTACAGCTGTTCTTGGGTTGGAACTGTACCCAGAACAGAGAAATATGCTTGTTCAGTTCTGGGAGGATCAATACAACTACGGTGTGTTCGCACTTGGTAGGCGTTCCGGTAAAACCTTGATGGCTCAAGTCAGTGCCGCCTATGCGGGCACTGTCATGGATCCGATCTACAGGCAGTTTCTACGCAAGAACGAAACCTTCCGTATCGTCGCTGTTGCTAACAGCGAAGACCAGTCGCGTATTGCAATTGCTGGCATTCAGCAATTGATCATGGATAGCCCGTTCAAGCACATGATTGAACGCAAGCGTGAAATGTCCATGACACTTGAGAATGGTGTGGAGTTCATTGGTATCCCCACCAGCGCCCGTGCTGCCCGTGGTGCGGCCTGTCCCCTGTTGATCATGGATGAGCTGGCGTTTGCCGTGGGAGGCAACGAGGTGAATGCCGGTGGTGAGGCCATCTACAACGCCCTGGCGCCCTCAATGGCTCAGTTCGGGCGTTACGGCAAACTGTTTGCTCTTTCTTCCCCTGGCATCAAGGCGGGGATCTTCTACAAACTCTTTGAACAGTCCACTTCAATTCGTGACGATGGCGAGCGCGAATTTCCAAATATGCTGGGCTTCCGTAAAGCCACCTGGGAGGTAAACCCTCGCATTAGCCATGAATTCCTCGCCGCAGAGAAGAAACGCGACCCGGTGATGTTCTCCGTTGAATACGGAGCGAACTTCATTTCCAATGCGATGGGCTTGGTTGATAGTCGCGTCATTGATGATTCTGTTGATTATTCAGATCGCCTTGGCAAGCCCAATGACATCTACTTTGGACAATACTATTTGAGCATTGACCCTGCAAAAGGCAATCGCGACGATTATGTTGCCTGCATTTGCCACTACCAGGACAAGCACTTGTGTGTTGATCTCTGGCATGAATTTAAGGCTTCAAAGCGTGTCATGAAGAGAACAACGGCTGGCGATGAAGAAGTGACTCAGGTTGACATTAAGGAGGTTCAGCATTGGATCAAAGCAATGCACTCCAGGTGGGGCTTTGCCTGCGTCGTACTTGACCAATACAACAGCATGGAGACAATTCAAGCCCTGCAGGATTATATGGACATTCGTGAGTTTATCTGGTCGATGGCAACCAAAACCAAGGCTTACAGCAAGCTCAGAGAGCTATTCAATGCTGGCTTGATGCGTCTTCCTGTCAATGAAAAAGGAATCAATCAGCTCAAGAATCTCACTGTCGTGCATCGTCCCAATGGCCAGTGGGTTGTGACCGGGGGCGACAAGGCCGCTGTGGACGATTACTGCGCCGCCCTGGCGGCCAATGTGCTGATGATGGAGTCCCCCGAGCAGGATGTGGAGTGGATTGAAGGCCTGGTAGCCTAAGTCCCAGGCAACTCCTAGTTGCGGTCAAATTAGGAGTTACACTGCACTTCCAGGCCCTTGTAGCTCAGCGGTAGAGCAGCGCTTTTGTAAAGCGAAGGTCCACGGTTCAAATCCGTGTGGGGGCTTAACGGCGACCGCCACCAACCATCCTGAGCAACTTCCTTAGTTTGCTGGGATGGATAACTCGTCTACGCATTAGGCCAGCAATGTCCTGGTACAGGACTTCAAGCAGATCCCGATATGGATCTCCATAGATAAACTCGTCCATGTCCTTAACCTCATGGTACTGTATAGACAGAATACCAATAGGTAGATTGCCAACCTTGACAAGCCTGTTATACATCCTGCCAATCCTGTTTTCAATCAAGTGATCCCTACATGGCTCGGGTAGATCCTTTCGTGCCACTGTGACAAGATAATCCGAGTCTTTATGTTTCAGCAGCGCCTCAATCTCATACATGATTCTGCCCAGAGGAAGATCGCGTATCGGTTTCTGCATCTGTGCAGCGCCAGGCGCTACATAGGAGTTGATTGTTGTTATCTTTGTTAGATGGTATCCGCAGTTGTCAATCTGTCCGTTGTGAAAGGCAGTCAGGATGACCCGCGATGCGCGAGTGATTAGGCCAATCTGTGCCAATGCGTAGGTCAGTTTTCTTTCTTCTTCGACGGGTGTGAAAACACCGTCCAACTTGGTTACTATTCGCGACTTCAAAATCCTATCCCACGCCAGCCACAGCAGGCCTATCATCACGAAGATAGTGTCCGCTCCAAGAATGATATTGACTCCTTGATTGGGCACTGCCTGAGAGGGTTGCGTGCCGCTCTGGGTGGTAACTCCTTTCATCTGAAGCCTCGTCGCGGATCACGTTTCTTGAACGGCTCAAATCATAAGTAGAACCCTTCTGTCTATTTCAGCTCGACTACCTTCACACTCCACCCCCGACTCTCCATTCTTCTTTTGATATTTGGCATTTCAACCAATGGAATGTCAAAACACTGTTCCTTGGCGAGTCCATCTGTGCTGTCTGGACTTGTGCAAATCAAGCGCACAATGCTGCCCATGACCGTTCAGCCACCCTGGCCTCTTGAGGGTTTGCGCCCATGATTGGGCTTGGAGTGCTTCCCCTGCCCCTGGCGTGTCCGCTTGGGTGGATTGACCTTCAGCTCTCGGCGGGTGACAGATGCCCCGACCTTGCTTTTCACTGGCATTGGGCTAGAGCAAGCGCTTTACACGCCCCCCAGGATGGCAACCGCCAGAAAGCATCTGCACGTTGTTTTTGCACGCATCAAAACCTGTCGGCCTGAGCAGCTCTTATTTGGCAATGGTCAACAGAAAACTCACCAGTTCATCACGACGGCCCTTGCTCCCCAGGTCTGCTGCACCAAAGCTTCTCGCCATTGCACGCAACTCTTGCACATTGAACTCATCAAGCATCTCTTTTGTAAAGAGAGCTGCGGCTTGTGTGTCGCGATGTGGCTGCCTTGTGCTTGTTGGCCTTGCCTGCTTTCGTCGCTTTAGCTCATAGGGAAATGCTCGACTTGCCGCATGGAGCGCTAGCTGGATAACAGAGTTGTCTTTGTATTTGGACATTCCAATTGCTTCGGACAGAAAAAAGAGTCCAAAGCCGATCATTACTTCAAGATTTTCTGGTGTCGTCGTAGGCAAAGCCATGACAAGAAAAAGCGGCTCCTTCATTATCGGAAGAAGCCGCCTTGGTGTTAGCTGTTTTTGTATCCAGAGAGATTATGCCACATCATCCTCCATCTCTTCGTCTTCCTCTCCCCATTCTTCATCCTCATCCTCCTCAGTGCCTGCGTCTACCGCAAAGGTTGGCGCACAGGAGGGTGCCGATGCGTCATCAGATTCGGAATCTGTGGTTTCCGGCTCTTCATCGACGCTCCCAAGGGGGATCAGCTTGATCTGTTTGCGACCAAGCTTGATCTCAAACTCATCACCGGGCTCCAGGCCCAGTTGAACGGTGTAGGCCTTGCCGATGAGGAGGTTTCCATTGAACTGCACCTTTGTGGCATAGCTCAGCTTGCGACCACGGGAGCCTCCGTCCTTGCCTTCCGTGCCGACGCTGATGCCTTTGGCTTCCAGCAGGGCGTTGTAGAAGGCGGTGAAGTTCAGGCGCTCACTGCCATCCTTCTTGACCGAGACGTAGCCGCAGCCACGGACTACTTCAGATTTGGACACGTTACCAAGCTCTTTGACCTTGGTAAGCAATTCCGCTCCAGCCAGCATGTCTTGTTGAGGGGGACAACGGGAATAGCTTAGGCCCAAACACGCCCGTTTGCAAGGCCCGTGATCGTCTTTTCTGACAAACGGGGCGATTTGCCTCTTGGGCTGAGGCAGCTACCAATCGCCCACCGCAATAGCAGCTCCCCCCGCCCAAACTGCCATTGCGCTTATGAGGGTAGTTCCTGCCTTCTCGCAGTATCCACGCAGTCCTCACCAGGCCACCACCGCTCGATGCAGGCCAGGGCAATGATCCGAGCAAACTCTGTCGGTGTCAGCTCTGGCGACCAGCGTGACGCCACCATGATCTCCAGCCAGGCATCGAATTCATCTGGCATCAGACCCGCGCCCTCCCGCCGCGAATCACAAGCCTGATGATTCGCCCTGGCGGGATGGGCTGCCCCACCTCAAGCTGCTCTTTCCATGCGCGAATGATGGGCAGCGGTATGGGTGGATTGGCTCGATTCAGCTTCGGTGGTGATGCCGGTGGAGCGGTTGGATCCTCTGGTGGAGGCAGGACGGGTGGACTGGTGATGATATTCACTTGGTCATTGACCTGCTTTTGAGGCGTGTTACCACCTCGCCCACTTTTTCTTGCACCACCAATTGACGTGGCCTTCATTGCCATTACGTCAGCTCCGATATTTCCAGGATGGCATTGATCTCTCCATCGCGCACTGCTGCGATGGTGGCACCCAATGGCACCCTGATGTCCATGCCATTGTTCGCATCGAGAAAATGCGAGACGCTTGTTGCTGTCTGGGCTCCGGTCCCGACCGCAAACCGAATTGCGCCAGAGCGTGAGTACATCGAAATCCGCGTGCATGTAGGTGTCAGCGTTATGCTCGCGCTGGTGGCTGTCACCGTCATCTGCCTGGCTACCGATGGGATGCCAAGTGGTTCAACTGGGATCGGACTGCCTTCATCGTTCTTGATCTCAACTTGATCCGTCAGGACAACGGGAACTTTTCCGTCTTCTCCCTCCCCGCGCACCAAAAAGGTGTCGTATAACTTACCGTCGATTATCCTTTGACCCATGGCGTTCTACCGGCATCTGCTGATCCAAGGATACCGAGGCCATGATCGTGGTTCATGCTTGTGAATCACGCAGGGCACGGAAGACGGGGCTGGACTGGCGTTGGGCCTTGGCTGCAGCATCGGCTTGAGCGCGGGCCTGCAGGCTTGCTGTGACCTGGGGGGGAGCAGGTTGCTCTGCCCTGCGCCTGGCCACCACTTGCCGCCATTGGCCATGGGGTCCGTACTTGCCGCCTGGGGTGTCCTGGTTGTGCTTGCCTGCGATGTATCCCTGGCGGTAATCAGGGTTGTGGTTGTCGGCATCGAGTTGACCTGCAACACCATCGCGCAGGCCCATCTGGTACTGCGTTTTCTGCCTGATGGTGAAGCGGTTGGGGCGGTCAGCCATGGAACGCAGGGTGGTGATGACAGATGGATCAGCGTTGCGTGCGGCGTGAATACTGGCGCGGCGACGACTTTCGCGTTGGGCAATGTGACGTGTGATGCGGCCCATGGGAAGCGGTGCAGGGGTGCGCAGTGATCGGACAACCAGGAGGGGAATGCGTTTTCAGCTTACACCTGAAACGGAAATGCCCGTGCCAACCGCCCGTGTCCCATGTGAAGAAAAGCTACAGTCCACGGGGAAGCCGGTTCGACATACCTTGACACGCCTATTAGAATTCACCCAATGCAATGCCCAAGGGCGCGAAGCGTAAACGTTTCATTTCTGCTTCGCAGAAAGGCGGGAGAGGAACTGAGGACTGATGACCGATGGGCCACCCACCAGTTCAGTCTTTTTTTTGTGCCCAAAAGCCATGAATTGGATATTTGATCTTCTGTTTTCTTTTCTTCTACTTGGTTTGATTGAAGCCCTAATTAAGCCAATTGCCAGAAATCTTTTCCGTAAGAAGTTGTTTTCTATTGCTCCACAGGTTCTGGAGAGGCTTGATTCATCCTTACCATCGGCTTTGGGTCGTAATTCCGGTGAAGAAATTGAATCCTATACCCGTCGTGTTCTTCAAGAAATAACGGGTGAGGACTGGTCTGATGTGGATATTGAGCCACTTTTCTCAATGTTTGATATTAGAAAAGCTGCTGATAGCCTTGTTCCAAAAAAAGCCTGAGAATACCCTGTCTCGTATTTTTTTGAGGTTAGCTGCGGAAATTACTTCTACAGGCTGAGATGGATTTGTTTTTGCATTGATTCTTTTTTTTATTTCTTGGTGAGCAATGACTTGAGGGTTGCTAATTCCGTGGGATTCAAGAATGGTTTTGCTGTGGAAAATATCGTGAAATTTGAGAGAGCGGATTTTTTTGTGAAAAAACTTGTTTGAAATTTGAGAGTCGCGTGTTTCTCAGGGAGTTGGGTTTTTTCCAGAAAATACCCTGTGAAATTTGAGAGAGGTACACGTCTATCCTTTTTGCCTAGATAGGGGGTTACTGCGGAGTAGACATGGCCTGGCTTGGTTCGGGTTTGGCCTGTAGCCTCCTGGGTTTGGTTTGTTACAGAATCCAAATTAGGCGTGATTCTGGCTGAGGTGGCCAGGGTTTGGAGCCCCAACCACCCGCCAGAATCGCTTACGTGAGCGGTTCCAGTGCCCTAAGTTCGGCTTCCTGCTTGATGATCTGCTGCCTGATGAGGCTAACTTGCTCGCTATTCATTCGCTCCGCTGCCACTATTCTCAGTCGTTCCGGTGTGTTGCGTGGGGTTTCGCAGCGCTGATCCCATAGGCGGCTGCCGTTATCGCTCATCTGTACCCATGCGCGGCGGTTTGCTTCAACGCGCAGGCGCAGAATGCGGGCCTGATGCTGTGCTCCAGGGTTCTCCCATGGGGGAAGATCAGCACCAGAGGGGGCAACCTTCAGCGCTTCGGGGTAACTCCAGGCGCCAGGCTGCCATCCGGTCACGGCTGCGATAGATGGATCCTGCGCTAGCCA